ATAATATTTTTCATATAATATATCAATATAATATGGATTGATATATTATGAAGAAGAAGAAGATGGAGTCGCTTTTTGAAACTGATTGATGCATTCCCAAATCTTGGCCGATTCATCAATAGAAAAGATACCTCTCCTTTGTGCTAAATTCAAAAAAGAAACCAACATATTCAATGCAACTGTTTCATTAGTAATTTCCATATTCATTAAACTATTCTTCAACTCAACCAGTTCTTTCTCCATAAATTGATAATACTTATTTATTTATATTATAATTTTTAAAAATATATATAATAATTTAAATATTGTAATTTAATTAAGGTAGAAATGTTGTTTACTACTAATATTAATTTTCATCAGGATGAAACTAAATATGAAACTATAATTCCAAAATTATTTGAGGAAGAAGAAAAAAAATTTGGAACATTGAATATTTTGATGCAAGAAGTGGAAGTTAGTAAAACTCCATGGTTTATATTTTTTAGTAATGATATTTCTGGATCAATGTCTTCGCTATGTGAAAACAACAAGAATACAAAAATGGAACATTCAAATCATACGATTCGTAATATTCTTACACTTTTTTCAAAATATTCAAATGATGTTGAGATTTGGGTTCAAGTGGATGCATTTGACGATCAAATAGATAAAATTATTCCAGCACAAAGAGTTACAGAAGATAATATTGATTTTCTTCTAGCAAGTGTAAATAAAATGAGGCCAAGAAATTCAACTAATATTGAATTGGCGATGAATAATGCAAATAAAGTTATTACAAATTTTCAAGAAGAGAATGAAGATTTTAATGTAGCTCATATTTTTACAACAGATGGGAATGCTACTGTTGGAATTCAAAATATTAAATCATTATCTGAATTGGTAAATAAAAGCTTTGTGAATATTTTTATTGGGTTTGGGTTGGATCATTCAACAGAAACATTGAATAGTTTGGCAAATTATGTTGGTGGAAGATATTATTTCATTGATGATATTGAGAATGGTGGTTTGGTTTATGGAGAGATTCTTTATTCTTTGTTGTATAGATGTTTTGAGAATATAAAGATAACTATTGAAAATGGAGAGATATATGACTATATAAAAGGAAGATGGGAACCCAGTTTGCAAATAGATTCTCTCTATAGCCAAGCAAATAAGACATTTCATATTAGTTCAAGTAACTATAATTTGATAGAGATTTCTTTAACTGGAACGAATAATAAACTTGATATTGGATTTATTTTGGACTTTGAAGAAGATAAAGAATTGATAGATTTGAGTAAATATATTTTTAAACAAAGATTGCAAGAGCTTATGTTTGATTATTCAAATAAAAATTATGTACCAGTTATTAAAGAATTTAAAGATTTGTATGAAAATTTAAAGTTGTATATGGAAGATTATAAAGATGATGAGTTCCTAATAAAGTTGCATGATGATATTGTAGTTATGCTTTCTTCAAGTAATACAATGTATGGAAATATGTTTTGTAATGCATTGAGGCATTCAAATGCGAAAGAACAAGTATATAATGTAAGAAATGTTCCAAAGACAGAATTTATGGATTTTGAAGATTGTGATTCATTTGGTGTTTCAAGAGGTTGTGGAGGGCCCACTATGGGTCATCAACAATATAGAACATTAAGTGATGATATTTGTAATAGACAATATTCTACTCCAAAACAAATGGAAATGATGAGAGGGTGTAGTGCTCCAATGCATAAAAGTCAAGATGTATTTACTTTTCAAAATGTAAGTGATAGTGTATTTGAAGATGTCATTCAAAATATTACTTCTTCATCACATCGTGGTTATGCTGCACCAAAAGAAAGTTACTATTAAAAATTTGTATAAATATTATATTCTTTTTGTGTTGGATCATATTCTAATTTTGGTTTAACTCCAATATTATATTTATTTATTTTCTCTCTGGGAATATTTATGTTCCATAAATATGCCCAAATAGGACTGATGATTCCTTGATCGCCGATATCCAAAGAAAATTTACAGTTATAGTTAGGAACATCTTTAAAACAAGGATTACAAGGTTCTTCTAAAAATTTAAATCCTGGTAATAAAGAAGGAATATCTTCTGGATTAACATTTGTTTTATTTTCAATCATATATTGAGGTTGCATAGGTGTAGGTTCTTTCATAACTTTTACCATATTTCCATCTTTATTACATTGCAACAAGTTATTTATATTTTCTGGCAAATTATCATTATGTCCTATAATAGCTCCGTTTATAATAAATTGCCCTTCTTTTGTATTCCATGCTAATAGTTCTGTTATTGCTTTTTCATTATAAATTCGTTTAGCTCTTTCAATAGCACTAGGAGGATTAAAACTGATACCATTATTTCGTTTTATCATATGTAAATATATTTCTTCAATTTGAGGAGCCCATGTCCAACTTCCAGTTTTAAAGTATTGTTTTACTTCTTGAGGAGTAACTTGCTGTTGAATAATATTAACATCATAAATATAATTAGGATTATGTAAATCTTGATAATTTAAAAATTCTTTAATTAATTCGGGACTCCAACTATTATCAAATCCTTCTTTTGTATCAGATAAATAAATAGAAATACTTATTATAATAAGTATCATTAAAAATCCAAAACTGATGGAAGTATTATAAAGATTAACTATAAAAATAATAAATAAAAGAAATAAAATACCAAATAAAGAAGTAAATAAATTATTCATGAAATATGGGAATAAGTATAATAAAAAAATTATAAATAAAAAAAAGAAAATATAATTGATATAATGGTTTTTATTTTTCATTATATTATAATAAATTATAATATAATGTTTTAATGACCTGTTGATCCAAACCCACCTTCTCCTCTCTCAGTATCTTCATCAAGTTCATCAACTATTTCAACAATAATAGGAACTAAAGAAGGAGCACATATTTGAATAATAGAACTATATTGTTGTATAGTTTGAGTATTATTTTCTGAATAATTTGCAACATCAAAACATCCCATCAAATTTCCTCTATATCCTGAATCAATAATTCCAACACTGTTTGCTAATCGCAAAAGAGTTTTGCTTCCAGTGCTTGATCTTGGATACATATAATAACCAGTAAATTCATTATGATTCTTTGAAATCAAACTTGCAGAACATTTAACTCCAAAATCTATTTTATTAATTTGGTTCGTATAACATTCTTTTGTATTTGGAACCAACAAATTAAAACCGGCATCTGGAAAAATATTATTTGCCAAATTATTATTATGATTATTTGCATTTTCAATATATTTTTGAATCAGATTGTTATCTTCAACTGTTACTTTTATTCGAAGATACATAATTCTTTCATGTCGTGTCAATAGTTCATTGAAATAATATTCCAAATTAACATTATGAAAATGTTTATTATTAATATAGTTATTATTATCATTTATGATATTATTTTCGTAAGCAGACATTATGATAGTTTATATTTTATATTTAAATTATTTCATTAATTATATGAGTTTATCAAAGAAACAAAAATATTTATTATATCTAGATAATAGTCCATAGAAGCAGTAATAAAGTCTCCAAAATAATTTCTTTGTAAAATATTATTTGTATCATAGATGATGTAAAAAGAAAATAATATTACTCCCAATATTCCATATATTTGACGTGTTTGAGATATATTCCCAAGAAAAATAGATATTATTTGAGATAAAATGAGAAAAAGTAATAAGTAAAATAATAATAATCCTACCCACAAACTTAATTGTATTCCGAATAAAATAAGTATAACACCAATTAATAACATGGTAAAGTAAATAGAAATAGTTCCTACAACAGCAAATTGTATAAGTTGTTTGCTTACAGTATTTTTCAAAGAAGAGAGAATAATACCGAATAAAGTTGAAAATATTGAAAATAAAATAAATTTTAACCACAACGGCATAGGAATCAAACCAATAATAGTAATTAGAATAATAATAGAGATCCATACACCAATTTTTTGAGGAATAGTTAATTTTTCTTTATAATATTTCATGAAATAATACGTTATTCCTAGTTGAAGAATTAAGTTAGAAAACGTTAATAATAAAAATTTTTTATTAATAGGTCCTCCACCTTTTTGTAATTTATTATTATAAATTAAATTATATAAAGAAGAAGTTGCATAATTTGGCATTTATATAAATATAGATAATAAGTTATTTTAGATAATTAAATTTACAAAATCCATTTCAAATTATTATAATGTCATGAACATTCATACTGAATATTAATCACTTCATTTGTTGAAGATAGTTATAAATAATTTCTCTCTTTTGATATTTCTTCAAGGGTTTAAATATACGATTATTATATATGTTTCATTCTAAATGTGTGAGAGAAAGATCTAACCTTTCTCACGATAATACAAAATATAAATTTGATAAACTTTCTTTTGATAAAAAATTATTAAAAACTGAATTACCATTAATCTCTCCAAAAGCAAAAACTTTGTTAGATAAAATAAAAGAATTAGATGAAAAAGATTTACAAACTGATAACAGATTATACAAACATTTTATTTATTGTGATATTAAATCTAGAAGATATGGGGCAAACTTTTTAGCTTCTTGTTTATTATCCGAAAATTATAATTTGGGTTATAATAATCACCAAAATATCTTATCTGATGCAGAATTATTGAAAACCAAAAATAATAACTTCTTCTTGTTATCTTCTTTGGAAGTATATAATAAAACTATTAGTGTTTCTTTGAAGAAAAATATTCTAAGTAAATTTAATCAACGACCCGAAAATATACATGGATCATTATGTCGTTTTATTATTATTGATAATGGATATAAAGAAGGAATTGACTTATTTGATATAAAATATATACATATATTTGAACCTTCTCTCAATAATTCTGATTTAAAACAAGTTATAGGAAGAGGAACTAGAACTTGCGGTCAAAAAGGATTGAAATTTATCCCTGGAATCGGGTGGCCTTTATATGTATATATTTATGATTTAATTATACAAGAAGAAGTATCTTCTCTATTTTTAAATAGCAACACTTTAAACGAACTATATTTAAAAACATTACATATTGATGTGAGAGAAATATATTTCACAAATAATTTACAAAAATTATCGGTTCGTTGTGCTGTAGATTATGATTTGAATAAAAAAATACATAATTTCAGAATAGGAGATACCACTTATGGACAACAAGGTGGTGCATCTCATTGCTCTAAATTACCTCAAAATACTTGTAATACTACTTCCGGATGTTATTTTATTGATAAAAATAGAAAATATTGCAGAAAAGGAACACGAAAAGTTCCCAAAGAAAATGTTTGTTCTAAGAAAAATGAATTAGATTGTAAAAATTTAAAAGAAGATTGTATTTTCGTGGATAAACACCGAAAATATTGTCGTAGAAAAACAAAAAAGAGAGAAAAGAAAATAAAAGAACCTTCTTCTCAAAAAGAAGAAACTGATATATCTTCTTTAACCAATAATTCTTTATACGAAGAAGCCAAAGAAGATGATATATCTTCTTTAACAAATAATTCTTTATCTGAAGAAGAACCAGAAATTACAAATGTAAAATACAGATATATTCCTCCCATACACAAAATGACTCATGAAAATTTAGAAAATTTTATTTTTAAATATTTTAAACATTGTAAATGGGAAAATGTTAATATAGAAAATGCTTGTGGTGATGACTTCGTTATAGATTCCGATGTAGAAACCGATTCTATAGCAACCGTAGGAGGATCTACCTTAATCAATTATACTCCTTCTCAAATGTTTATTGGTGATTATTTCAAACCTACCACTTTCGTAAAAGGTATGTTATTATGGCATTCTGTCGGAACCGGTAAAACTTGTTCTGCTATATTAGCTGCTAGCAAAAATTTTGAATTTAAAAAATATACTATTTTATGGGTTACTAGAACTACATTGAAAGAAGATATTTGGAAAAATATATTTGATCAAGTTTGTCATCAAAAACTTCGTAGATATATTTTAAAAGGAAATAAAATTCCAGATGATAGAACAGAGAGATTTCGTTTATTATCTAAGTATTGGAATATAAAACCGATTTCTTATAAACAATTTACAAATTTAATTAATGAAAGTAATCACTTTTATGAACAATTAACTAGAAGAAATGGCACAATAGATCCTCTTAGAAAAACTCTATTAATCATTGATGAAGCTCACAAGTTATATGGAACAGATACTCTTTCTGGAATAGAAAAGCCCAATATGGTTGATTTAAAAAATGCAATCATGAAATCTTATTCTCTCTCTCGTGAGAATTCTGTAAGATTATTATTAATGACTGCTACACCTATAACTTCTAATCCAATGGAATTAATAAAATTATTGAATTTATGTAAACTACCTCATGAACAAATGCCAGAAACATTTTTAGAATTCAGTAATGAATATTTGAATGAAGAAGGAGATTTTACTCATGATGGAAGAGAGAAATATAAAAATGAAATTACTGGTATTATTAGTTATTTGAATCGTGAATTTGATGTGAGACAATTTGCTCAACCAATTATAGAAAATGTATTGACAGAATTTACTCCAACCGAATATTTAGAGAGAAAAATGTTTGATCCTAAAAAGATTAATAGTGAATATAAAAAGTTAAAGAAAATTAAAAATGAAGAGATTACTCAATTGAAAAATAATCCATTATTAAAGTTGACACAAAAACATTTCAAATCAGTCATAGATAAGTGTCAAATATTTAATAACAAAACAAAAAGAAGATTATATATGCCTTGTAAGAGAGAAATAACGGAAAAGGTAAAAGAACTTTTAGAGAAATTGAAATTGTATAAACAAACTAAGATTAAGGAATATGAAAATAAATATAAAGATTTGGAAGAAGAGAAAGAGAGAGAACTGAATAAACCAGTTTTAGAAAATGAAAATTTAACTATTTATTATAATTTATTGGAAAAGTGCAAGAAAAAAGTGAATAATTTAGATGATATATATGGAGTTCAAGAATTAAATGAAACAATTAAAGATATTCAAGAAGAAATCTTATTATTGAAAAAAGAAAAGAATTATAGTAAAAAGAGAGAAAATAGTAAAAAAATAATTGATAAAATTAATTTGATAGATGAATTGAAAGTAAGAATAAAAGAAATAAAGGAAGAATATAAAAAAGAAGTAAGAAAATCTGTTGAAGAAGATAAATTAAAACAAAAAAGAGAGAAACAACAAATTAAATTAATAAATGATATAGAGGATTTCTTTAAAGAGGGAAATCATATAGCATCAGAAGAGCTGAAAGAAAAGCTGGATGATTGGATAAGAGAGGTGAATGAAATGATAAGAATGATGAATGAAGAATAATATAATTTGTTAATTTATATAATAATAATAATATAAATTCTTATATGGCTTCTTATGTGGAAAGAAAACATAAAGGAGAAAAACGTAAAGGAGAAGAAATTGATATACTTGATAGAGACAGCGGTGGTATTGATGATATATTAATTGAGACACCTGAACAACAACTTAACCAACATATAGAAGAACAAGAGTTAAAAATAATTTGTAGTAATAAATCTGATTATTGTTCAACTAATAGATTTAATGAGGATATTGAAACAGATGAAATATCATCATCTTTAATTACTATTCCTACTGGCACTGGTCCAATAAAATTTCAATCAGTATTAAATTTTATTGAGATGATGACTGAATCAGCTAGAATGGATCAAGTTACAGATGCTGAAAAAGCACAATATATAACTGCATTTAATATATCAGATGCATTTAATATTGTAATATTTACACATGGTAAAAAAAATTATAATAACTGGATTTTTAATTTGGACCAAATGGTAAGTTCTTTTTATTTTGCAAAAAACGGAGATATTGCTATTAGTGTTGCTAAATATATAGCAGAGTATTCACCCGAAATAATAG